ACGTTAATGAATACATATCAAATGACGAAACTGCCAACTATGACGCCATGTCAACGATTGGCTTCACGGTTAAGTCGAGTGGGGAGATCGCAGCACTCAACCAGCTAAGGATTTATTCAGAGACTGGCATCCCTGTTAGGCGCTTGATTGAAAACGACAATAAGCCAAGCAACTTGTTTGCTGACCTTGTTTTTTACTTGCTAACTAACAAAACGCAAGGCGTTGGCAATGTCGTCCCAGCAGAACTTATCGACGAGGATGCGTTGAGGACAACTGCTCGTTTCTTGCGAGCAAATAGAATTTTCTATGACGGTGTGCTTGAAGATAGCGAAAGTTTCCGCAGCTTTTTGTATGACAACGCTTCTCTACAGCTCTGTAATTTTACGATCAAAAACGGTCGGTTCGGAATGCAACCTGCATTGCCGTTCAATTCAAACCATGAGATCAGCCTTGATCCTATAAGCGTGCAGCAGATTTTCACTGCTGGCAACATCATTGAGGATTCACTGCAGCTGCAATACATCGACGTTTCACAGCGGTCAAATATCCGTGGCCTTGTCAGCTGGCGCGTAACCGTGCAAAACGACTTGCCATATCAGGCATCAGCGTTGCTGGAGTGGGCTGATCTGTCTGCCAGCCAAAAGGCAACAACAGAGCAGGCGTTTGACCTGAGCGAGTTTTGCACCAACCGTGACCAAGCCTTGCGGACGGCACGTTTCTTGATGAGCACTCGCCGTCGTGTCACAAAAACTGTCAGCTTCAAAACTATCCCTGACGCTTTAAGCGTGCAGCCTGGCTCTTACATCCGGGTGATCACAGAAGCCAGCACCTACAACTCCGCTGCAAACGGTGCGATTACAGATGCTGGAACGCTGGTAAGCGTCACGACAGTAAAGGATGGAACGTATGACGCATTGGTCTACGACCCAACTACGCAGTCGGTGATTGAAACGCCACTAACGATTTCAGGCAACGCTGTTACGGACTCAAAATTCAATGGCACTTTGTTCACCCTGCTGGGCGGCGATACGGACTACAGCGTTTATCAGATTGAAGAGCTGACCTTGGATGACGCTGGTTTGGTGTCCATTAGCGCAGTTGAAGTGCCCACTGATGCCTCTGGGGTTAGCATCGTGGCTAAGGACGTTTTGACGCCGAGCAACTTTACGGTTCTTGAGTGATGGCTTTCCCAACGCTGACGCCAACTGGCCGTGACTTCACTGCAGGGAACTTTCCTAGCAAGACGTTTAATTCGCAGTCAGGCGCAGAAGTCCGCATCTTGTATGGATCGCGGCGCGTCAATGCCACGCTGAATTTGTCTTATGCCAATGTCCCAGACGCATCAGCAGAATCATTCCTGACTGATTACAGCAGCCAGCTCGGCACATTCCGAACATTCACGTTGCCATCAGCGGTCTTTGAGGGCTGGTCTGGAACGGTATCAACGCTTGACGCACCACCGGGTACGAAGTGGCGTTATGACGCTGAACCACAGGTCCAAGCTGTGCGTCCGGGTGTTAGCAGCGTTACAGTGGCATTGCGAGCGGTGGCGTAATGGCAAAGGTTTACACCGGTAGAGATGGCGCTTTGCAGCTGTCTGGAGCAACCCTTGCGAAGGTTGTAAGTTTCAGCTTGCAGGCAAATTTAGAAACGCTCGAAACAACAACTTTGAGCGATAACTTGCGTAGCTACAGCCCTGGGCTTTTGGGTTATTCAGGCAATGCAACTTTGTTGTATTACAAGGATGATGCTGGCAGTATTAACACAACAAATTTATTGAACAAATTAATTAAAACCGGCACCGCAGGGATCACAAGCAGTGACATCGTTGAGTTGACCTTACGCTGGGTGGATGGAGCGGACGAAAACGATATTAAATTGAATGCATACATTACAAGTGCGACCATGGGCGCATCGACAGGCGAGATAGTTAGAGCAGAAATCGCATTTACTGCAACTGGCGCGTTGTCTGCTGCATCAATCTCATGAGCGTTTACCTTGGCACTTTTGGAGAGGTAGAACTCAAGCGAGAGTTTGGCGGAAGTGACCTTCAATCTACAATTGATGTTTCAGACGTAAATGCAACGCAAAAACGTTTTAGTTTTGATTTTGAACACGGTCAGTTGATTAGCGGTGATCAGATTGTAATTACAAGCACGAATGGGTCAGCACTGGATTTCGTCAATGGATACACCCAGACGAGCATCAAAAAATTTATCTATGTGGATGAGCTTGACGGCATACGCTTGTATGACACATTCGCTCATGCTGTGACTGGTGGAGTGGCTAACGCTGTTACGCTTGCTAGTCCCGGCAACTCAATTCCAGTAAAAGTCAAAGTTGAAAATTCTTCCTATAGGATTTTAAGTCGAGTACAGCAGTATGAATTAAATACTGAACGTGAAACAGTTGACACTACAACTCTTTCTGATGACTTCAGGAATCGCGTCGGCACGCTGATGTCTGGCTCTGGTCGAATGAGCTGTGAGTGGGAGTACACAGGAGACACAGTAAATGAACTCCCTAATTATTTGCTAGAGCTTGCGATCAGAACAAGAATTGGAAGCTCGTTTTCTGGAAAATTTTACCTAAAGACAGCAACTTATAATCCAGCAGGCCATGTCGGCGCTAGCAACGATGCGATTTGGTATCAAGTGACAGGAGTATTGACGGCTTGTGCTGTTCAATTCACTCCTAACTCTTTAGTCCAAATTACTGCAGATTTTATTACAACAGGATCAATTGAAATCCGCATGGATCTTTCTGTCGACCAAAAGCTATTGCAAGAAGACGCTGATCTAATTTTGCTTGAGCAAGGCACTACGGACGGCATATTGCTGGAATCTGTCGATTAATGGCTTAAACTGGGGCCATAGCTTGGCCTTAGGTAGAGAACCCCATGGCAGATCTCAAGATTAGTCAGTTGCCAGCTTTGGCGGGCAGTGATCTGCTGGCTGCTGATCAGCTTGCTGTTGCGGACACCAGCGCAAGCGAAACTAAGCGAATTACAGTCACTGACTTGGTTGGCAATGCGGTCACGTTGATCGCTGATGCCACTATCCCCGGCGCAAAGATCCTTTTCAGTGCAGGCGGTGTTGCTGGAACGGCCATTGCTGACGGAGGCGTCACAACCGCCAAGCTTGCTGCAGACAGCGTTACGGCTGCCAAGCTTGCGGATGAGTCAACCGTTGACCTTGTTACAACGCTTCCTGCTGCTGGTGCGTTTACTGGCCAGATTGCGCTTGATACTGACGACAGCAAAATTTATGTCTGGAATGGCTCAGCTTGGGTAAGCGTTAAAGGCGCTGGTTCGGTCAACGTCGTCAACGGCAGCACTACTGGTGTTGTCAACATCACATCAACGACCAGCGGCGATACTTGCACGATTGCTGCAACGCTCGACGATACAAGTGCTGCTGCTCAATTCCTTGGTGGACCGACTGGTGCTGGCGGTACTGTTGGTTATCGCACCATCATTGGCACTGACCTGCCAACGCCGACCACTTCTGCCAAAGGTGGCGTCATCGTTAATGGCAACGGCCTTGCGATGTCTGGTGACACGCTGACCGTAAACAACACAGTCACTGCAGAGGCTAGTGAAAATCACATTGTTCAATATGACGCGAACGGTCTTGTAACCGGCGGTCGTGTCATTGCCGCTGCTGACGTTCCAGTTGCAACGTCTTCAACGGTTGGCGTCATCAAGCCTGGATCGGGCTTGGGTGTTGATGCCGCTGGTCAGGTGAGCCACAACAACAGTATTACTGCGGGCACAGCAGCCAAGGTCTCGTTTGACACTGAAGGCCATATCACTGCAACAGAGGCACTAGCCGCCAGTGACATTCCAAACCTCGACGCTTCAAAAATTACTACGGGCACCCTGCCTGAAGCTCGGATTGGAAGTGATGCAGTAACCGCAGAAAAGTTGGCCGACCGCTCTACTGCGACAATTGCAGAGAGCACTCCTACAGGCGGCGCCTTTATTGGGCAGTGTCACCTGAACTCAATTACAGGCGACTACTTCCTGTGGGACGGAAACGTTTGGCAGCCGATTGGTATCAGTGTTGGCGAAATTGTGCTTGCTGGTACTTACAACGCCTCAACCAACAAAGTGGCGACGGTTACTGCTGAAGGCACGGCGTTGAGCTTTGTCGTTGGTAGTGCGCTACCTGCGTCTTCTAGTGCAAATAAGGGTTATTACGTTGTCGTCAGCACCGCTGGCACTGGTACGTCTCCGGCTCCCACTGTTGCGTTGAATCCGCCTGACTTCCTGCTGTCTACAGGTACGTCATACACAGAGATTGACGTTTCATCGACAGTTACTGCGCAGCAAGCCTCAAACGTTGCGTTTACCGCTGCAGGCAATATTGGATCAACCAATGTTCAGGCTGCGATTGAAGAGCTAGACACTGAAAAAGCACCTAAGGCCAACCCAACACTGACTGGAACGGTGGCGCTGGGTGAAGACGCTGTTTTGACGTTTGAGGGTGCAACGGATAACGCGTTCGAAACAACGCTGACAGTTACCGATCCAACAGCAGACCGGACAATCACGCTGCCTAACGTGACCGGCACTGTCTTGACGACTGGGGACACAGGAACAGTTACCAGCACAATGATCGTCGATGGCGCGATTGTTAATGCTGACATCAATGCTGCTGCTGAGATTGCAGTTAGCAAGCTGGCGAACGGCACTGCACGTCAACTGTTACAGACTGACTCGCTTGGCAATGGCGTTGAGTTCACCAGCAATGTGGATGTACCTGGAACGCTGGACGTCACTGGAGCGGCAACACTTGATTCCACGTTGGGTGTTGCGGGTCTAATTAGCGCAAACGGGAAGGTAAAGTTCCCAGCTGGTACGGTGACTGCTCCTAGTTTCCACTTTGGGACTGATACAAATACGGGTTTATATCACCCTGCAGCAGATAAGGTTGCGATTACGACTGGTGGAACGCAGCGCGTCATTGTTGATAGCGCGGGCAATGTTGGGATTGGCACATCGTCGCCAAATGCTGCAAGTGGCGATAAAGCTCTGCATATTCACTCGTCTGCCAGTTCCGGCACTAGGGGTGCTTGCTTGCACTTAACGACTAACAGTTCAGGAACGGGGGTAAATGATGGTGCTGAAATCAATCTAATTGATAATGATTTAAAGATCTTCAACAAAAAATCTGCAATTATTTATTTTGGAACGTCAAACACCGAGCGGATGCGCATCGATAGCGGTGGCAGCGTACTTATCGGTGGCACAAATTCTTCAAATTCAGAAATTGCGCTGAATGCGGACGGCTCGATAACAAGTGCAGCCGACGCAACCATCAACACGCTAACGATTGGCCGTGGTGCGGGTAATGTTTCAACTAATACGGCGGCTGGCCATATTGCTCTCCAGTCAAATACCACTGGGGCTAACAACACAGCTACCGGAAATGCTGCTCTCACGAACAACACTACGGGTGCTAATAATACAGCTATTGGACGCCAAGCTTTATTTTCAAATACCACTGCTAGTAACAATGTATCCTGCGGACTTCAATCTTTATTCAACAACACTACGGGGGCTCACAACGTTGCAGTTGGAAAAGATAGTTCTGTAAATAATACCACAGGCCAGAAAAACGCTGTTGTCGGTAGTGAAGCTTTTTACAGCAATACCACTGGTGCTGACAACATTGCCATTGGTTATAACTCACTATTTAAAAACACCACTGCAGATAAAAATATAGCAATAGGTTCTAGAGCCTTATTTGAAAATACTATCGGTCATAGCAATGTAGCCATTGGTAATGATGCTCTCTACAATAATACTACTGCAGATGCTAACACAGCAGTTGGATATGAAGCTCTGGTTACTAATAGCACTGGAGCAAGTAATACAGCTACTGGATATCATGCTCTCGCCAACAACACCACTGGCGGTGGCAACACAGCTACCGGGGGCAATGCCCTTGAAAGCAACACCACTGGTGCTAGCAACGTAGCTAACGGATATAAAGCTCTCTTTAGCAACACCACTGGTAGTGACAACGTAGCTGCCGGGCGTGAAGCTCTCCGTAGCAACACTACTGGTGCTAGCAACGTAGTTAACGGATATAAAGCTCTCTTTAGCAACACCACTGGTGGTGGCAACACAGCTGCCGGGCGTGAAGCTCTTTATAGCAACACTACTGGGTATAACAACGTAGCAACTGGGCATGAGGCTCTTTATTCAAATACTACGGGAATCCGCAATACAGCGATTGGTAAAAGTGCACTTCATAATAACACCACTGCCAGCTACAACGTAGCTACTGGTTATCAGACTCTCTATACAAACACAACTGGTACAAGTAACACAGCTACCGGAGTTGAAGCTCTTAAATTAAATACCACTGGCAGCAACAACACAGCTACTGGGCGAGAAGCTCTGCGTGCCAACACCACTGGTGCTGACAACACAGCTATCGGATATAAAACACTATATCTAAATACTACTGGCAGTCAAAATACTGCATCTGGCAGGGAATCACTCAGTAGTAACAGCACTGGCGCTCAAAATACAGCCACTGGATATCAAGCTCTTTTTATCAATACTACTGGTTCTTACAATACTGCTGTTGGACATAGAGCACTCTATCTAAACACCACTGGAGCGGAAAACTCTGCCTTAGGGCGCAGCTCTTTATATTCCAATACTACTGGCAATAATAACGTAGCCGTCGGTTATCAAACTCTTTACAGCAATACTACTGGCGCACATAATACGGCTCTAGGGAAGAGGGCTCTTCATCTCAATACCACAGGTAGTTTCAATACAGCTACCGGAAGACAGGCTCTCTATTCCAACACCACTGGTATTGAAAATACAGCCGTAGGAACATTTGCACTTAAGTTAAACACTGGCAATAGCAACACAGGCGTTGGTTATCAAAGCCTTGCAACAAATAGTACTGCCACTAAT